GGAGCGGTGAAGAGGTCAACGGCGCGGAGCTCGTCTCCTACCCTGATGACTTCGACACCCGTGGCCTCTACGACGAGTTCGACATCGCAGCACGACTCATGCTCATCAGCGCTCCGGACGCGGTTCGCCAAGAGCAGATGAAGTCCGTGCTGGACAAACTCTTTCCCCAGTTGGCCAAAGAGCTTCGCGCCAAGATGGAGAAAGAGCTCAAGGGCTGGCCCGTTGACCCCGCAACACTGACCGCAGACCCCAACAAGCCTGCGTCCGGTGTGAAGGAGGCGACCAAGCCCGAATCGAATCAAGGAGCCGTTGGCTCCTCGAAGGGGGAATAAGCCCCCGCAACGCCGGCAAGAGACTGCTGGCGTAACCACAACTCAATGACCAAGCGAACGGTCTGGAAGGCGAAAAAATGTTTGTTACACGCAATGTTGCACGTAAATACCTGGCACCGATGAACGGAGACGGTGGCGACGGTGGTGGTGGTGGCGGTGGTAGTGGCGATGACGCTGCTGCGAAAGCTGCCGCAGAAGCTGCTGCCGCAAAGGCTAGCGAAGAGGCCGCTGCTGCTGCCGCTGCGGAAGCAGCAAAGAAGGCTGCTGAAGATGCTGCCGGCAGCAAGAAGCCGAGCGACGAGGAAGCTCGCCTGCTCAAAGAGAACATGAAGAAGAAGGAAGCGCTGGACAAAGCCAACGCCGAACTCAAGAAGACCCAGGACGCCCTGAAAGCGTTCGAGGGCATCGATCCCGAAGCCGTCCGCAAGCTGCTCGCCGACCAGAAGTCCGCCGAAGAAAAGGCGCTGGAAGCCAAGGGTGACTGGGACCGCCTGAAGGGCCGCATGGCGGAAGAGCACGGCAAGGAAGTCAAGACGCTGCAAGACCAGATCGCCGCGCTGACCGCCAAGCTGAACAACACCGAAGGCACGATCAAAGACCTGTCGATCGGCACGCAGTTCTCGCAGTCGAAGTTCATCTCGGAAGAGCTGACCCTGACACCTGCCAAGACCCGTGTGATCTACGGTGACTACTTCGACGTGGAAGACGGCAAGGTCGTGGGCTATGACAAGCCCCGTGGCGCTGCCAACCGCACCGCGATCGTCGATCAGTACGGCAACACCGTGGACTTCGAGAGCGCACTTCGCAAGATCATCGAGGCCGATCCCGAGAAAGATCACCTCCTGAAGAGCAAGATGAAACCTGGCGCAGGCTCGGATTCACGCAAGCCGTCCGGTCAGCAAAAGACAGATGTGCCTACTGATGGCATTTCCAAGATTGCATCCGGATTGAAAGGTCTCAAGGTCATGTAAGTTATAAGTCACCGATGACTTGCAATTTGCCACAAAGTGTGGTATAGTCCTGCCTCATCGGTGACTTAGAGCGACGTAAGGACCGAGGCATTGAATAAACCCCTCCTCGAAAGGAAATCAAATGGCTCTCCTCCGCGCAGAAGCTGAGAAACTGAGTAACAACCAGCTCATCGCTGGCGTTATCGACCAGATCATCGAACGTGATGACCTGATGGCCGTTCTGCCGTTCATCGGCGTGAATGGCAAGGCATACGTTTACAACCGTGAAAACACCCTGGGTGGTGCTGCATGGCTTGACCCCAATGAAGCGATCAGCGAATCCGCTGCGACCTTCACTGAAGTCGTGGCCAAGCTGCGTATCCTGGCTGGCGACGTGGACGTGGACAAGTTCCTGCAATCCACAATGGGCGACACCAACGACCAGATGGCTGTGCAGATCGCGAAGAAGGCCAAGGCCGTGTCTCGCGAATTCCACCGCACACTGGCCAAGGGCGACGCCACTGCCAACGCCAAAGAGTTCGACGGCCTGCCCGTTCTGGCTGCTGCCGCTGGCGCAACCCAGACCGTGTCTGCTGGTGCGAACGGCAACGCGCTGACCCTGACCATGCTCGACGAGCTGGTTGACAGCGTGCCCAACGGTCCTGACGTGCTCGTGATGCGTCGCGGCACGATCCGCGCCTTCCGTGCTCTGTTGCGCGCCACTTACGGCACTGACGCCGTGATGCAGCAGCTCGAGAACTTTGGCCGCCCCATGCTGACTCACAACGGCATTCCGGTCATCATGAACGAGTTCCTGGCCGGCGACGAAGACAAGGGCTCCGCCACTGACACCTGCTCGGTCTACGCTCTGCGTCTGAACGAGTTGGACGGTCTGCACGGCCTGTATGGCGGCGACAACGCCGGTATCGTGGTCGAGAACATCGGCACCGTTCAGAACAAAGATGCTACCCGCATCCGTCTGAAGTGGTACACCGGCCTGGCACTGAAGAGCACCCGCTCCATCGGTCGTCTGCAAGGCGTGACCAACATCTAATCGGTGTTGCGAGTCAGTCACAACTGACGTAGAATCAAGGGCGAGCTCATAAGGCTCGCCCTTTTCTTTTGTAAGGAGTCCCCAATGAAAATCCGTATTACCCAATCTGGCTACCAGACCTTCACGGGTCTGCTCGGAGATGTGAAGTTCGAGGGCGGCACGTCCGTCAACGAGGTGAGCGACCAGCAAGCCGCTTACGTCGCGGCCATGTTCACTGTCGAGAGCTTCAGCGAAGAAGTGACCCCATCGGGTCAAAGCGATGCCGAAACACAGGCCCAGGGCGCTGAATTGACCTCGCAGGGTCAAGAAGTTGTGGACCAGGATGCGGCAGCAAAGATTGCCGAAGCCGAGCGCCTGGCCGCCGAAGCTGAACGTGAGCGTGCCGAAGCCGACGCTGCCGAAGCTGCCGCGCAAGCCGCCGCCGAGGAAGCTGCCGCCGCTCAGGTCACGAAGGTGGCCAAATGAAGTTGCGCCTGACCCAAGCGGGCTTTGAGAAGTACACCGGCCAGATGGGCGTGGTGATGTTCAAGGACGGCCTGTCGGAAGGTGACGTGCTGCCGATCGATGCGATCCGCATCTCGGCCGCCATCGGCGCTGACTGGGAGGACGGCTCGGCCGCCAACGTCGGTGACATGTACCTGAACAACATGGATGCACCCGCTTTCGTGGGTAGCGGCTCCAGCGAGGCATCGGCACCTGCCGAGTCTCAAGCCAAGACCGCCGCTCCAACCAGCGGCACGACCTACTCCAAGGACGACCTGGCCAAGATCGCCGATGCCGACGGTATCGCGGGTCTTCGCGCCATCGCCGATCCCCTTGGCGTCAAGGGCACCTCGATCGTCGGCCTGATCGAAGCGATCCTGAAACATCAAGGCCCTACGGAGTAATCAATGGCGCTCGACATCTACCTTGCCGGCACGGAAGTCACACTCACCATCGACCTCGTCGATGCGGCGGGGAATGAACTGAGCGTCAACTCCGTCCAGTACTCGGTGCTGGACATGAACGGCGTGGCGCTTGTCCCACAAGCCAGCCTGGCGAGCTTCACCTCGGGTGACAGCCAGGCTGTCGTCGTCATCCCCACGACATCCAACCAGCTCACGGCGTCCGCAACTCGCGAGATTCGCACCGTGGAGCTGCGCTGCGCGACCGACACCGGAACAATCGGCATCAGCAAGACCTACGCGATCGAGACAACCGATCCGCTGAAGATTCCCGAGACGAGCTTCCAGACGTTTCCGATGGCTCAACTGACGGCGCTCGACATGCCCAACATCGCCGCATTCAATGCCGCAAGTGAGCGCGACCAGATCGCCGCACTGATGGACGCTCGGGAGCACATCACGCAGTTGAACTTCAACATGCTGAACTCCAACGTGAACTTCGGTCAGGACAGCCTGAACTACGTGCCCGAGGGCTCGTTCCAGTCGTCCTACGTGGCTCGCAACAGCCTGTTCCTCTTTAACGGCAACCTGAACCTGCTGAACGAGACCCAGTTCAACCAACTGCCGGAGAAGTTCAAGCGTGCGTTGCGCCAGGCCCAGGTGGTCGAGGCCAACTACATTCTGGGCGGCGAGCCTGATGATGCGCGGCGTACCGCTGGCGTCATCGAAGAAAAGATCGGCGAGAGCACGACGAAGTTCGTCCAGGGCCACATGCTGACCCTGCCCGTGTGCCGACGTGCGCTCGGCTACCTGAGCTACTACGTGAGCTTTGCCAAGCGGATCGGACGTGGCTGATGCAGTACGAAGGCTTCGCAATTCGCCTGAAGTCGGAGTACGAGCTCTTCCTCTTCGCACTCTCGGGCCGCTACCTGTCGGTGATGGCGCCGGGGGTCTCCGTGTCCCCGATGCTCATCACACAGTTCGAGCGCACCGCATCCGAGCTGCGTGAGACGTTCCTGAAGACCGCCAATCGCTCGATTGCTGACTATGTCGGTGTGAGCGATCTGGACACCGTCAAAGCGCTTTCGCAGGGCTTCAGTGAGGAGCTCGCCCGCGTGACCGGCCAGAACATCCAGTCGCTCTCGAACCGCATGAAGGGCGCCAAGAACAACGAGCTGGATGCGGTCGGTGAAGTTCACGGCGCGATGGGCCTGCTGCTGCAACGCAAGCTCTCCACACCCGAGTTCAACGTGACATCCGCATCGGGACGCACCTTCCAGGCCGCGCCCTTCGTCAAGTCACAGGCCCGTCAGTTCGCCTACCAGACGTGGCTTCAGCAACAGATGGTCGCGTTCTCCTGGGAGAGCGATCTGGCGCAGGTGATCTACGACGATCCTGGCCACAAGAACAACGGACTGGTCTTCTCGATGTCAGGCGCCACGCCAGGCTACCCGAGCTTCGACGACATCGCCGAGACCGTCTTTCATTACAACGCAACCGCGAAGATCGGCCCTCATGTTCCGTCCTAACCAAGTCTGCTACATCACCGTGGCATCCGGTCGCACGGATGTCTACGGCCAGCCGCTTGCCGCCACCAAGGTGCGCGAGCAGTGCGCGATCGTGCGCCTCGTCACCACCAACATGAAGAGCGCCGTTCGCGCGGACAGCTCCGCGTCTCGCGGCAATGCCAAGGAACTGGTGGGCGACTCGTTGATCCTTCTGACCGCAACGACTGCGGCCAACATCGACGACCTGATCGACGTGGGCGGCTCGAAGCTGCGAATCCTCTCCAAGCACCCGCGCTACTCGGTGGGCGGCGTGCTGGATCACTACGAAATCACCGCCTCGGTCTGGAGCTGAACATGGACTTGATGCCAATCGCCAACAAGCTGGAGTTCGAGGGCCTGGGCGTCCAGGGCAAGACGCTCTTCATCAACTTCATGCCGATGGAAGCCAAGACCGCGATCATGCTTCGCAGTCCGCTGTCGGGCGTCACCATCGACCACGAGCTTCCTGGCTACTTCAAGTCGCCCTTCATGGTCGTCGTGCGCTCGCCCGAGTACACCAAGGCGCTGGAGCTCATGCGCGAGGTCATGCTCGCGCTCACCCTCTACAACGAGGAGCTCGACGGCATGTCCGTCAAGCACATGTACCCGACCAGCCTGCCGATCTCGTTCCCGGTGTCGGACGGCAACTTCTACGAGGTGCAGGTCAACTTCCATACCGCCTTCTCAGGAGCGAAGTATGGGTATGCAGCTTGAAGGCGCTGATGAACTGATGGTGATGCTCCGCCAGCTCGGCCCCAAGGCCACTGACGGCATCTTCGAGCAGATGAAGGTCGAGGCGCAGTCCATTCGCGACCTTGCCCGAACCTACGCCCCGATCGACCACGGCAACCTGGAGGATGCCATCAAGATGGAAGTCCTGGGCGGCGGTCGTGACGCTCGAGGCCGATTCGTCCGCAAGGCGCTGTCGGTGTTCATCGACATGGACGCCGAGGGCTACAACGGCGAGCCGATGTCGCAGTACGCCTACATCATGCACGAGCACCTGACGCCGTACGGGCCGCTGAACCTCGGCAAGCGCTCGGCAGCCAAGGACGGCGGCAGCGGTCGTGTGGGTGGACGGTTCCTCGAGCGTGCGGCCGACGAGGTCTCGGCACGCATCATGAGCCGCCTCATCGATGTAGCAAAATCCTACTTCTAAGAAATGCTGGACTTTTATGTCCACTTGTGGTAGAGTCTCGGGCACCGGCGAAGTCATTAAGCAGTGACTTCAAATCACCTTTGCAAAGGAGCTTCTAATGGCATCGAATACAAAAAACGTGAAACTTGGCGTCTGCCAGGTTTTCTTTGACGGCGTGGACTTGGGCTACACCCAAGGCGGCGTCGAAGTCACAGTCACCACTGAGACACACAAAGTCAATATCGATCAGTTCGGTAACACGACGATCAACGAATACATCATGGGTCGCGAAGTCATGGCCAAAGTGCCTATGGCTGAAACCACCCTCGAGAACCTCGTGTCGATCATGCCTGGCGCCACGCTGGCAACCGTTGGTGGCTCGACCGCTACCGGCACGATCACCGTGACCACCCAACCCACCACCGGCGACACGATCATCGTGAACGGCGCCACCGTGACCTTCCGCACCGCGCTGACTGGCGTGGGCAACGAAGTGCTGATCGGCGCTGCCGCGAACGCAACCGCTGCCAACCTGGCTGCTGCCCTGAACGCTTCGACCGATCCTCTGATCGCTGTCGCCAGCTATGCAGCCGCTGCCGCCGTCGTGACCGTGACTTACGGCGCCCAACTGACTTACGGTTCGACCGGCAAGAAGGGCGCCGAGGGCAACGCCTTCACGATCGCAACTGGCACTGCCGCCGCCAAGGTGACTGTGTCCGGCGCGACTCTGACTGGCGGTGCTGACCCCACCGGCGCTTCCGTGTCCGTGCCTACCGGCGTGGGCGTGGACTTGCTGACCTACGCCAAGGAGCTGCGTATCCACCCCGTTGGCAAGCCTGCCAGCGACAAGTCGGAAGACTTCGTGATTCCTCTGGCCGCAACACCCGGCGCCATGAACTTCGCGTACAAGCTGGATGCCGAGCGCGTCTACAACACCGAGTTCACCGGCTATCCGGACGGCAACGGCAAACTGTTCACTGTGGGTGCGTAAGCTCTTTCACAACTGACTGAAGTCGTATAGAATAAGCCTCGCCTAGTGCGAGGCTTTTTCTTTTTATGAATTCAAAGGAGTACGCATGACGAAATTGTTGAACCTCGATCAATTGAGCACCAAGGAAACCCGCCAGGTGCAAATCGGTCAGCAGGTGTACGTCATCAAAGAAATGTCCGTCGAGGACTTCATCGAAACCAGCCGCGTCGCTGAACAGATGGAGACCGAGACCAGCTATGCCAAGCAGCTCCAGGCGACTGTGGGCTTGGTGCAGCGAGCGATTCCTGACATCGACACCCGTCTTCTGATGGGCCTGTCGCTGGATCAGCTTCGGGGTCTGACTGCGTTCATTCGCGGCGAAGACCCGGCCGACATCGTCGGCAAGAAGGACGATGCGACCGAAGGTGAGCAGGGAAACGCGTAAAGGGCTCCGGCAGACGGGAGGTCGATTTCGGCTTTCTGTTCTGTGAGGTGAGCCACTTCTACGCGATGCCGTACCAGACGGTGATGGGCCTGCCCATCAAGACGTTCTGGTTGATGAGCGGAAATATCCGGCGCATCAAGGCAGGGGACGATATGCGCCAGTTGATGACGGCAGCGGCAGCTCAAAGCGCTGAAGGCATCGGCGAGTATCGACAGAAACTGATCCTCGACATCGGGACGGTCTTCACTGAAGGGCCCATCCTGAATGCCGAACGTGACGAAGCGGGGTTTGCTGAACTGAAGATGATGGCAGCGGGAATGTAAAGGAAGCGAAATGCTCGGTGGTCAAATCAATGTCGTCCTGACGCTCGATAACGGGCAGTTCACGGTCGAGACGCAGAAGGCAGGGCGCACGATCCAGCAGCTCAAGAGTTCCATCGAGCAGACCTCTCGCTCGACGGAGGCGCTCGAGCAGCACTTCACTGGGTTGGGTGGGCGCTTCCGTTCCGTGGTGCAGACCGCCTCGATGCTTCGCTACGCCATGCACGATGTCCACGACATCTTCATGGCCCTCCCAGGCGCCATCCTCAAGACTTCGGGCGAGATCGAAAAGCTCACCAAGCTCATGGAAGGCATGAGCAAGGAAAGCACCAAGGCTGCTCGCCAGGCCGAAGCGCTGTCGGACGTGAAGTTCGTCTTCAATATGGCTCAGAACGCCCCGTTCGAGGTCAAGGCGCTCACCGATTCGTTCGTCAAGCTCAAGTCGGGCGGCATCGACCCCACGAACGGCTCGATGATGGCCCTGGTCAACTCGGTTGCGAAGTTCGGTGGCACCACCGACACCCTGCACCGCGCTTCGATCGCCATCCAGCAGATGGCCGGCAAGGGCGTGATCTCGATGGAAGAACTTCGCCAGCAATTGGGTGAAGCCGTTCCGAACGCGATCAACCTGATGGCCGAAGGTGCCGGCATGTCGGTCGAAGTCTTCGCCAAGAAGGTCTCCGACGGCACGGTACAAGCCAGCATGGCGCTCCAGAACATGTTCACGGTGATGACCATCGAGAACGCTGGCGCCGCAGCCGAGATGATGGATTCCTGGACCGGCATGCTGTCGCTCCTGAAGACCAAGTTCGAGCTGTTCAAGAACGACGCCGGCAAGGCAGGCTTCTTCGACGAGGCCAAGAAGGGCGTCCTGGACATCATCGACATGTTCGACACGATGGGCGGCAAGTCGCTCGCGTTCGACATCGGCCGTGGCCTGGGCGAAGCCGTCATTCTGGTCCGCGAAGCCATCGACTTCTTCAGCAAGTGGGGCGACACCATCAAGACGGTGGGCGAGCTCTTCCTGTTCTACTACGGCAGCCAGCGGCTCATGCAGCTCGGTGCCGGCATCAAGAGCTTTGCCGACGCTCGCATGGCGGCTTACCAGCAGGAAGTCACCAAGGCTCGCGAAGCTGCGAAGATTTCGGCCGACACTCTGCGCGATCAAGCCTTCAATCTGCGTGCGAAAGCCCAGATGGAAGAGTCTGCCGCCGCACGCAGCACACAACTGGCTGGCCAGCTCTACGCCGAGCAGGCTCGCTACTCGAACCAGATCGCCGATCTGGAAAAGCGCAACCTGGGCTGGGCCGGTCAGCAGAAGATCGACCGCCTCACGGCTCGTCGCGACGAGACCCGCGAAGCCATCGTTGAAATCCAGACCGAAGCCGTCGCTCGTCGCCAGCAGGCTGACGAGATGCGAAAGGTCGCGGACGCTCACGATCGCCTGGCCGAGGCAACTCGGGCCGGCACGACCGCATCTCGTCAAGACATCGCTGTTGTCAATCAAGCCAACGCCGAGCGCCAGAAAGCGACCGACCTTCTGAACCAGAAGGCCGCAGCCGCCGTCTCGGCCGGCAACGGCATCAGCTTCATGGGTCGTGCCATGATGGGCGTGAACTCGGTCGTCAATGCGTTTGGCGGCTGGATCAACGTCGCGATCATGGCGCTGGGCTTCATGGTGGCCAAGCTGCGCGAGGCTCTGAGCTTCTGGGAGCGCGTCCAGGAAGCGGTAGATGCCGCATCCCAGGGCGTGACATCGGAGGACAAGCAAAAGAACGTCGAAGACGCCATCAAGCGTCGAGATGTCGAGATCGCCGGTCTCGAGCGGATCGTCAACAACCCCAACCGCAAGGCTCGGGTCACTGACGAGGCGATCAATGCCGCGACCCGTGCCGGCAACAACGGCCTGGCCGAGATGCTTCGGGCCGAGCAGAAGATTTTCGACCAGCAGAACGAAGACCTGAAGAACGCCATGAACGACCGCGAGAACCTCCGCAAGACGGCCGCGATCCAGAGCAAGGTCAAGGGGCAGAACGAGGAAGACGTTCGGGTCAACACCGAGCGTCGTGCGCTCGAGGCTGAGAACAACGCGCTGTTCCGCGAAGCGACCGACAAGATCAACAAGATTCGCAAGGACATCGCCGACTCGAAGACTGCGCTCATCAAGGAGGCGAACGCCGCCGGCAAAGAGGTGAGCGCCGCTCAACTGGCCAAGGTCTCGGACGCCGGTCTGAAAGAGATCACGGCGCTCCAGCTCCAGGTCATCTCGGGCTCGCTGGCCAACCTGCGCGAAGTGCAGAAGAAGACCAACGAGGCTCTGAAGACGGCGACACCCGAAGAGGCGAAGACGCTGAACGCCCGACTGAAGGCGCTCTCGAACGAGCAGGGCGGTCTGATCGAGAAGGCCGAGTTGCTGGCCAAGCAGTCCGAGACGCTCGGCAAGAGCAGCAACGTCGCCAAAGACCCGAAGGATAAGAAGCCGCTCACGCAGTCCCAGAAGGAAGACCCGCTGGTTCGCATGGCCGAAGAGCTCGAGGCGAACGTCGCCCTGGCCAAAGCCAAGCTGGCAGCGACCGCCGCGAATGCTCGCGATCTCGTTGCCTTGCGTAACGAAGCGACCATCAAGGTGCTGGGCGAGATGGCGTCGGGCAAGTACGACTCTATCGACGTTGACGCAACGGGCAAGAAGCGCGTGACCGAGTTCGTCGGTGGGCAGAGCGACCGCAAGGAGTATGTCGCGAAGTTCACGGCTGACCTGGCCGCCGGCAAAGCAGACATCGATGCGTTCATCAATGGGCTGAAAGGTCTGGAGCAGAAGGGTGCGATCATCAAGCGCATCAAGGAGCTCGCAGAAGAGATGCAGCTCGCCGAGAGCCAGAAGGCGCTTGCCCAGGCTCAACAGGAAGAGCGCAAGACGCTGGAAGACCTGAACGCCGCACGCACCGCTTACGCCTCCGATGGTCTTGCCAAGGAAAGCGCCGGCATGATCGCGCTGGAGAAGAAGTTCGCTGACCTTCGCGCCACGCTGAAGGCCGGTACGGACGACTTCGCCGCCTTCGACAAGGCCAAGGCTGCCGCGTTCGCCAACCAGGCGACCACCGATGCGCTGAACTTCGGCACCGACGCCAAGAAAGCATTCCGCGCCGCGACGCTGGAGCAGGTCAAGGGCACTCAGACCGTGGGCGAGGCCCGCAAGTTCGAGTTCGACCAGAACCTCAAGCGAATCGACGAAGAGGCCGCAAAGCAAGAAGCGGCCTTGCAGAAGGCCATTGCGCTGAACGAGAACGATGCGACTCGCAAGAAAGAGCTCGAGGAGGAACTCACTCGGGTGAAAGAGAACGCAACCAAGGCTCGCCTGGCTGCCGAGATCGACTACGCCAACAAGTCGCGCACCGCGATGGACGACCTCGCCCGTAACTGGCGCGACTCGACAACCCAGATGAACCAACTGAGCGCCAACTGGGCGTCCGGCTTCATGGATCGTCTGGTGAATGTGGTCGCAGGCGGCTCGTTCAAGTGGAAGGAGTTTGCAGCCGGCATGGCCAAAGACCTGCTCGGCGTCACGATGAAGAACATGCTGGGCGACTTCGTCACCAAGAGCTTCGGCTCGGTCGGCTCGTCACTCACCAAGATGCTCGGCCTGGGTACTGACACAGCCGCTCAGACCGCTCAGACGACCGCCGTCACGTCCGCAATGACTGCCATGACGACCGCTACCGGCACCTCGATGACCGCGAACACAGCCGCGATCACGACCGCCATGACAGCGATCACGACCGCCGTCACGACGGCAATGGCATCAATCAGCGCATCGAGCGGCGCATCGAGCGTCGGGGGCTTGGGTGGAATCACGGCTCTCTTCGGTGGCGGCGGTGCTGGCGGTGCGACCGAGTTGAGCCAGCTCGACTACGCCACAATCAGCGGCTTTGCCAAGGGCGGCATCATGTCCGGCATGGGCTCGCTGTCTCTGAAGAAGTACGCCGCTGGCGGTGTCGCCAACAGCCCGCAGCTCGCACTCTTCGGCGAAGGCAGCATGAACGAAGCCTACGTGCCGCTGCCTGACGGCCGCAGCATCCCCGTCACGATGACGGGCGGTAGCACCACGACCACCAATGGCGTGGTCATCAACATCGTCGTCAACAAGGACGGCACGCAGAGCGCGGCCTCGGAAGGTGATGACGCCCAGCGCTGGCAACAAGTCGCCCAGCGCGTGCGCGGAATCGTCCTCGACGAGATGGGCAACCAGCAGCGCCCCGGTGGCTTGCTCTACAATCGATAAGTCACAGGTGAGATATGGCACGACAAACCTTCAATTGGCGACCCAACTACGACTCGAAGCTCTCCCAGGAGCCGAAGGTCAACGTGACCAAGTTCGGCGACGGCTACGAGCTGCGCTCGCCTGACGGCATCAACAACAACCCCGAGACGTGGTCGGTCGAGTTCACTCGGAGCTCGGCATCGTTTCCGGACGTGCTCGCCTTCATCCAGGCCCGCAACGGCCTGGAGAGCTTCTACTGGACGACGCCCTTCAACCAACAGAAGGTGTTCGTCTGCCGCAAGTGGAGCCTCATCAAGAAGGAAGGCCATGTGGTGCTGAACATGGACTTCGAGCAGGTGTTTGAAGCATGACCATTCGCGCCGAAATTCAATCGCTGTCGCCTTCCGCGCTGCTGGACTTCTTCATCCTGGACACGACGAACCTGCCAGGCGGCTCGGTGATGCGCTTTCACGCGGGCACCAACGGGCTGTCTCAGCCGGTGGTCTGGCAGGGGCAGACATACGAGCCGCTTCCGATTGAGGCATCGGGCTTTGACGTGACTGCGAAGGGCGCCTTGCCGCGACCCAAGCTCAAGGTCGCCAACGCCGGCGGCTTTCTGTCGGCGTCCGTCAAGACCTTCAACGACTTCGTGGGCTGCAAGATCACGCGCAAGCGAACCTTTGCCAAGTACCTCGATGCGGTCAACTTCCCAGGCGGCACGAACGTAACCGCCGACCCCAACCAGTTCATTCCGGACGACCTGTGGTACGTGGAGCGCAAGGTCACGGAGAACCGCTACATCATCGAGTTCGAGCTGTCCTCGGCGTTCGACCTGATGGGCCAGCAGCTTCCAAGCCGTCAAATCATCCAGAACAGTTGCTCGTGGAAGTACCGAAGCGGCGAGTGCGGCTGGACGGGCGGCAACTTCGACAAGAACAACAACCCCACGAACGCAGCGGGCGACGCCTGTGCAAAGACCCTGGCCGCCTGCAAGGTGCGCTTCGGCACCCAACCCATTCGATTCGGAGGCTTCCCTGGTGCTGTCCGAGGAGCAGATTGACGACACGCTGACCGCCGCGATGCGTCTGCACGCCGAAGCCTGCTTTCCGCAGGAGGCGTGCGGCTTCATCATTGGCAAGGGCAAGAAGGCCCAGTTCATGCCCTGCACGAATGCGGCCGAGCAGCCGGAGCTCCACTTCCTGATCTCGCACACCGACTACGCGCGGGCCGAGGACGAGGGTGAGATTCTGGCCATCTGGCACTCGCATCCCAACGACTCGTTCGAGCCGTCGGAAGCCGACCTGGCCGGCTGCGAAGCATCGGAGCTGCCCTGGCTGATCTCGAGCATCAGAATGGTCGATGGTTCCCTCGTTCATGAGGGCACCAACTTGGTCAAGCCCTCGGGCCTCAAGGTGGACTACGTGGGGCGCCCCTACATCTTTGGAACTTTCGACTGCTATTCGCTCGTCGCGGACTACTACGAGCGTGAGTACGGCATCCGGCTCGAGCGCATGGCCCACCTTCGGATCAACAAGTGGTGGCAAAAGGGCTTCGACATTCTTGATGAAACAACGTGCGAGTCCGTCGGGTTCGTAAAAGTTGAAGATGGCCAGTTTCAGGAAGGCGATGTGGTCTGCATTGCAATGGATTCGGACAAAGCGAATCACGTTGCGTTGTATGTCACGGGTGATATAATTTTGCATCACCTCGTCAACCGCCTTTCAAGGCGGGAGACATTCGGGCCGTACTGGTACTCCAGGGTCAAGCTGCACCTCAGACATCGGACAAAATGCTGACAAAAGTTCGCCTGGACGGCGTCATGGGAAAGAAATTCGGCAAGGAATGGGAACTCGACGTTTCCAGCCCTGCGGAAGCGCTTCGCATGATCGAAGCCAATTCACCCGGCCTGAAGAGCTGGGTCGTCCAGAACCGCGACAAGTACAGCGCCTACCGAGTCATCTGCGTCTATGACGACGGGCGCGAAGAGGCGCTCGATGACGACACCTACGTCGCGACCCGAACCAACCTCAAGCTGATTCGCTTCTCACCGACCGTCGCGGGCTCCAGCGGCGTGGTGAAGGTCATCGTCGGGGCGCTGCTGATTATCGGCTCGTTCTACGTTCCTGGCCCCTGGAGCAAGTTCATGTTCCAGGCCGGCGTCTCGCTCGCTCTGAGTGGCGTGATCGAGATTCTGAGCCCCCGCCCCAAGCTGCCTGACGGCTCCAACGAAGACTCGGCCAAGTCATTCTACTTCGATGGCGCCGTGAACACGGAGATGCAGGGTCGCCCCATCCCATTGATCTATGGCCGCGTGCTGACGGGGTCACACCCCATTTCCGCGTCCATTTCCGTTGACGAGATCGCACCATGAACGAATCAAAAGACTCACTGCGGTCAAAGGCAACCCTGGCAATCTTGGATTTGCTGGGTGAGGGCCCTATCGGCGGTCTGGTAAATGGGCTGAAGAGCGTCTACCTGAACAACACGCCTGTCGAGAACCAGAACGGCACAAAGAACTTCCAAGGTGTGAGCTGGGACATTCGAGGCGGCATCAACGATCAGCCCGTCATGCCTGGATATGGCAACTACATCGAGTCGCCATACAGCGTCAGCGCCCAGATCAAGACCACCACGCCCTACACCTTCTCGGTGAGCCGCTCCGATGCGGACGCCGTGCGGGTCATCGTCAGCACCCCGAGCCTCACCACCACCAATGGTGAGAATGGCGACATCACGGGTGCGACCGTCCAGTACAAGTTCGAGGTCTCGACCAACAACGGCGCAACCTGGGCCGAGCAGTACGCCGACTACGTCTGGGTGGAGTCCGGAAGCTGGGCTACTGAGGGCGGCTACCTGACCGCAAACGCCCCGAGCGCGGCGTACTACGGCCTTCGAGCCACCATCGTCGCGACCTCGACGGTCGTCGAATACGCCACGATCACAGTTCAGCCCCAAGAGTTCAACGGCACAAGCTGGCAGAACATTGGCGCACCGAAGGCCATGCAGATTTCGTACTCGGCAGACGAGTTCGGATACTCGATCCTGGGCGACTCCTACACGGTCGAATCCCAGTACAACAAGGTGCGATTCGTCGTCGTCGGAAACTCCAGTCAGGGCGGCTTCGTTCAAGCAGCCGTGCCAACCCAGAACTGGATGACCGGCATGACAACGCAGCCTTTGCTCTCGAAGGCTGGCACGACGACCGTCACCATCTCCGGCAAGAGCCGCTCGCGCTACCAGCGCAGCCATGTTCTGCGACTGACACCCGGCCCCAACACACGCATCCGAGTAAGCCGCATCACGGCCGACTCGACTTCGGCGCTCGTTCAGAACGACCTGTACCTGGACTCGTACGCCGAGATCGTCTCGCTGAACATGGCGTACCCCAACTCGGCGCTCTTCGGGATTCGCCTGGACTCCGAGCAGTTCGGCGGCTCCATTCCAAGCCGCTCGTACTTGGTGGACGGGCTCTACATTCGCGTTCCGGTCAACTACGACCCCGTCAGCCGCACCTACTCGGGCGTCTGGAACGGCACATTCAAGTACGCCATCTCGAACAATCCTGCCTGGATCATGTTCGACGTTCTGACCCACAAGCGCTACGGACTGGGCAACTTCATCTCGGACTCGCAGGTTGACAAGGCGACCCTCTACACGATCGGCCGCTACTGCGACGAGCTGGTGCCAGACGGCTTTGGCGGAACCGAGCCTCGCTTCACGCTGAACACGGTCATCGCCAACTCGAGCGAGTCCTACAAGCTGGTGTCGGACATCGCGTCCGTCTTCCGGGGCATGGGCTTCTGGGACGGCGGCATGGTCAACTTCACGCAGGACGCGCCCGCCGATCCGACGATGCTCTACACGGCAGCGAACGTGATCGACGGCGAGTTCAGCTACTCGGGCAGCGCTCGCAAGGATCGTCACAGCGTCGTTCACGTCACCTGGAACGACCCGCAGGACAACTACAAGCAGCGCGTCGAGTACGTCGAGGATGCCGAGCTCGTGGCGCTTTATGGCGTTCGCAAGATCGACACGCTGGCGTTCGGCTGCACATCTCGTGGCCAGGCCACTCGCGTAGGCAAGTGGATTCTCTATACCGAGAAGTACGAGTCCGACCTCATCAGCTTCCGCGTGGGTCTGGACTCGGCATTCGTGATGCCTGGCAACATCATCAAGATTCACGACCCCAACCGCGCCGGCCGCCGATCGGCAGGTCGGTTGGTGTCTTCGACCTCCACAAGCGCCACGCTCGACAATCCGGCAACGATCACGGGACCGACAACGATCTCGATCATGATGCCGGACGGCTCGTTCGCGGATCGCCAGCTCTTTCAGAGTTCCGGTACTCACTCGACCGTGACGTGGTCTGCGCCCCTGACGCAGACGCCAGTCGCGAACGCCGTGTGGATGATGTCGGAGCCCAACCTCGAGCCTGTCCTGGCTCGCGTCATCGGCGTGTCCCAGGGTCAGAACCCCTCCGAGTTCGACATCGCCGCGCTCGAGCACAACCCCACAAAGTTCAACGCCATCGAGCAGGGCTGGGCGCTCCAGGATCGCAAGACATCGATCATCGACGCCACATTCGTGCAGACGCCCGCGCAACTGTACGTGACCGAGGCTCGTTACAAGGCAGCACCTGGCGTGTTCGCCAACAAGCTGATGATCTTCTGGTATGGCGACTCGACCCAGTACGAAGTCGCCTATCGTGGCGTGAGCGCCGGCAACGCGAGCAATTGGACAACCGTGCGAGTCAGCGACGGCCTGTCCTACGAAGTGCCCAACGTCGCCGTGGGCACCTACGAGGTCTCGGTCGTCGGTATCAACCCGCTCGGTAAGCGATCGGGCAGCGCCACCGGCACCTACACGGTTGTCGGAAAGCTGACACCTCCGTCCAACGTGAGCCAGTTCTTCGCCGCGCCGAACGCGCAAGGCATCGAGCTGTCCTGGGTGCCGATCGCTGACGAAGACGTGAAGGCGTACGAAGTCCGCACCTGCACGGTGGCTGGCCAGTCCTGGGAAGCCGCAACGAAGCTGATCGAGACGCCACTCACCACCTACCAAGTGCCGCCCGCCGCATCGGGCACGTACCAGTGGCTCATCAAGGCGATCGACACGAACGGCAATTACAGCGCAACGGCAACCCGAGTGTCGGTCACGACCGCCGCACCTGGCACCGTGACGCCCACCTATGCGTACTCACTCGCCGACATCGTCGTGAGTTGGGGTGCCGCAACGGCTGGCTCGCTGCCCATCAAGCACTACATCGTCAAGCGAGGCGCCACCTGGGCGACCGCTGTCGATGTCGGCACAACCACCGACCTGAGCTACAAGACGCGCGTCACATGGACCACCACGCAACTGATGTGGGTTGCGGCAGTGGACATTGCGGGCAGTGTGGGCACGGCAACCTCGGTGAGCGCCGTCTTCGCGCTCCCCACAGCACCAACGCTCTCGAACTCGCAGAAGGCAACGAACTACATCCTGGAGTGGACAACCCCCACGTCCAGCCTGCCGATCTCCGCATACGAGGTTCGCTACGGTTCGAGCTTCGCCAACGGCGTGAAGATCGGCACCATCAACGGCAACCAGTTGACGATCCCCATCACATGGCTGGGTTCGCGCACCTTCTGGGTGGCGGGCATCGACCTCAATGGCAACGTCGGCACCGCCGGCAGCCGCGCTCTGACGGTTCTTGCGCCTCGAGCTCCTGCAAGTTTCGGCGCCGTCTACAACCAGAGCCAGATCACGATCTCGTGGGCTGACTCGGCCGAAACCCTGCCGATCGACTTCTACGAAGTGCGTCGTGGCGCCGACTGGACGACGGGCACTGTGGTCGGCAAGGCATACACGAACACCCTGACCCTCGAGGTGAGCTGGGCCGAATCGGCAACCTTCACGGCTCGGGCAACCGACATCAACGGCAACCAGGGCCCGATCGGCACCTACATCAACACCATCGGGGTTCCAGGCGCCGTGAGCGTCGCGCACCAGTTCAAGGACGGCAACGCTATCCTGACCTGGGCGGCACCAAGCACTGGCTCGTTGCCGATTCGCCACTACGAAGTGCGCGAGGGAGCAACGTGGGCGACCGCATCGCTGGTCGGCATCACCTCCGATCGCCTCTACTCGGTTCCAGTCAACTGGACATCGAGCAAGACCTTCTTTGTGGCAGCGGTCGATACGGCCGGCAGCTACGGCCCCGCCGGCAGCCGAGTGGTCACGTTCGTCAAGTACGACGCGCCGACCAGCCTGACCGCAACGATCTCGCAGGCCAACGTCACTCTGAGCTGGCAGTCCGCCGCCAATGGTTCGCTGGACATTTCGTACTATGACATCCGTCACGGCACCGACTGGGACACGGGCGAGGTCATCGGCAAGGCCAACACAACGACAATCACCCTGCCCATCACCTGGCTTGGCGATCGCAAACTGTGGGTGACGGCCGTCGATTCCAACAAGCAGTTCGGCCTGTCCGCCTCCGTGATCTCGAGCGTATCGGCACCAGGCGCCCCGAGCGTCTCCTCGACGGTGGTTGTGGCAAAGGCTGAATTGACGTGGACTGCGCCCAACTCGACGCTTCCGATTCGCGAATACGAGATTCGTCACGGCGCCTCATGGGCTGCTGGCACGGTCGTCGCCACAACGCTCTCGACCACCTACCGCGCCCCCGTGGAGTGGCTGGGCAGTCGAACCTACTGGATCGCAGCCCGTGACGTGAACGGCAACGTCGGCACCGCCGGCTCGACCGCCGTCTCCGTCACCGCACCGACCGCACCAACCGTCAGCGGCTCGTTCTCGCTGGACGAGTTCAAGCTGAACTGGACCGATCCATCATCCACGCTGCCGATCGACGAGTACGAGATCCGCTATGGCACCTCATGGGCCGCCGGCACGGTACTGGGCCGTGTCAAGGGTACGACCATCTCGACCAAAGCTCAGTGGGTGGGCTCGCGGACATGGTGGGTTGCTGCCATCGACGTGAATAGAAACGTCGGTGCCGCAGGTTCCGCCGCACTGGTCATCACCGCGCCTTCCAAGCCGTCTCTGACGCAACAGGTCGTGGACAACAACGTGTTGCTGTACTGGACTCAGCCAAGCGGCACGCTTCCGGTCGTCACGAACGAGCTGCGTCGCGGCCCCACCTGGGCGACCGCCGAGCCCATCGGCCAAAAGGCGGGTGGCTTCACGACCGTGTTCGAGACTGTTGCAGGCACCTACACCTACTGGGTGGCCGGCGTGGACAGCGCGGGCAACATCGGCACTCCGGGTGACGTGACGACGAGCGTGAGCCAGCCGCCTGACTACGCGCTGAAGGCGAACAACGACTCCACGTTCAACGGCACCAAGTCCAACATGTACCTGGACACCGACGGCAGCTACATCCTGCCAGTGAACACGACGGAGACCTTCGAGCAGCACTTCACGAGCCGCTCGTGGACAACGCCGAACGCGCAGATTGCAGCCGGCTACCCCGTCTTCATCCAGCCTGCGAACAGCCCCGGCTACTACGAAGAGGTGATCGACTACGGCACCCCGATCGGTGGCACCAAGGTCACGGTCACGCCAACTGGCTCGGTCGTGGCGGGCAACCCTGCGATCACCATCAACATCAGCGTGAAGCTGAACGCTGGTGACGCCTGGACGGACTACAACGGCATCTCGTCGGTGTTCGTGAACAACTTCCGCTACGTGAAGGTGCGCCTGACTGTGACGGGTGACAACCTTTCGCTGTACCGAATCACTAAATTGAACGTGAAACTGGATACCAAAGTTCGCAACGAGGCCGGTATGAATACCGCCAGCGCGACCGATGCAGTTTCTGGCAATGACGCGATCATCAACGGCGTGTCGCTGACTGGCGTGAACCCCAACAACAGCTTCGGCGTGCGAGTACCCGATGGCGCAGGCACGATGATCCGGTTCGGCACGCCGTTCATCGACATCACGGCCGTCGAGATTTCACCCGCCGCCGGCTCGAGCGCCCGCTACGGCCTCTACGACTTCGTGGACACTCCAAACGCCGCCGGCTTCAAGGTCTTGCTCTACGATGGGGCAGGCAACCGCGTGGGTGGCGCCTTCTCGTGGTCGGTCAAAGGCTATTGACCATAAGTCATTCGTGACGTAACATCGGACACCGAGAGAAATACACATGGCAAACTGGCAACTTCCAACAACAGCGTCCACGTATGTGAACTACACCACTGAGCTGGACGCTCGGTTGGACGACCTCGCCTATGGCCTGGACCCGGCGGTGACGACTGTCACGAACGCGCCGACCAACACCATTCGCTGGACCTCGGCGTCCTCGAAGTGGGAGAAGTACAACGGCACGTCCTGGGCCGATCTCGCCGGCACTTACGGCATCAACGTGGCCACCGCCAACGCCTGGTCAACTGGCCGAACAGTGTCGCTCACGGGTGACGTAACGGCAACCTCCGCCACCTGGACGGGTTCTGCCAACCTGTCGATCGCCACCACGCTGCCCACGGTCAACTCCAACGTCGGCTCGTTCGGATCGACAGCCGCAGTGCCGGTCATCACGGTCAACGGCAAGGGCCTGATTACCGCCGTCACGACCGCTGCGCTTGGCACGATGGCCACGCAAGGTGCTGGCGCCGTCGCCATCACGGGAGGATCGATCTCGGGCGTCACGCTCACGATCAAGCAATCCACGACCGCCGCGCCGACAGGCGAGGGCGTCATCGAGTGGGACACTGACGACGATGTGCTGAAGATCGGCACCGGCGCGGGCACCAAGACGCTCGTCAACACCGACAACACCCAGTCGCTCACCAACAAGACACTCGGTTCCGGCTCGACCTGGAACGGTACGGCCGTCGCCGTTGCGTACGGTGGTACGGGCGCTGCTGATGCAGCAACGGCTCGCACCAACCTGGGCATCTCGTCGATGGGCACGCAGGCCGCATCGGCGGTTGCCATCACGGGCGGCACCATCACCGGCACAGCCATCACGCTGGTTCAATCGACAACCGCCGCACCGACCGCCGAAGGGCGTATCGAATGGGATACAGACGATGACGTGATCGTGCTCGGCACCTCGGCCGGCAGCAAGATTCAGGTCAACACCGATTCGACACAGACCCTGACCAACAAAACGCTTGGCACGGGCTCGGTGTGGAACGGTGGCGTGATCGCCGCAGGCTACATCGCGACTCTGAACCAGAGCACGACCGGCAACGCAGCGACCGCCACGACGCTTCAAACCGCACGAACCATCAACGGCGTTTCCTTCAACGGAAGCGCCAACATCACTGTCACCGCCAGCACGACGGCCGCGCTCACCTTCAACAACGGTGGCGCAGGCGTCGGTTCTGGCACTTCTTTTGACGGCGGTGTCGCTCGCACGATCAGTTACAACACAGTCGGCGCACCCTCGACGGGTGGCGCCAACGCGACCGGCACCTGGGCCATCTCGGTGTCCGGCAAC